TTGACCTGATGCAATAGTAATAGGACCTACTGACATTGCATTACGACCTGTTGTTAATGTATAACTTGTGTTTACTGTTAAACCATTTTCATGGAATACTTGATCAGTACCTGATCCTAAAGTAACTCCACTAAATAGTAAATTAATTTCACCAGCTGTAAGTCTTAATTCTACTTTATCACCAGTAGAGAATGCAGAAGCTGATGTACCTTCTTGTGCTCTTACGATAGTAAATGTATCTGTTGACCTAGCAGTAACTTTAACAATTTCAATTGTAGTACCTGCAGTATTTTGTAGAGTACAATAAAAGAAGTTACCACCAGATAAAGATGGAAATAAAGCACCAGTACCAGTTGCAACTGTTAAGCTAGTAGCACCAGCTAGAATACCAGAAGCTAGTGTGGTAGCGGCATTATTGGTAAATTGATAATTAGATGACATAGACTATCCTATTAATTTATTGAGTTTGTATTAATTGATGAACCATTTACTTGTCTTGCTCCTGCTGTAATAGGGAATCGTTTTACCCAGTTTAAAACTGCTGTTACATAACTTATTACAGATTGTCTTGCTGGACCTTCAATATATTGTACTTGTAATGTAGAGTTACTTACTGAAGGATACACAGTCATTGGCTGGTATGTAGTAACAGGAACAAAGCTATCTGCAGGTTCTGGTCTTAACCATGGTGCAATCTGAGTATCAGGAACACCTCTTACAAAGTCTTGTGGTTGACGGATTTCCCAGTCATCCTCACAACACATTAAGCCATCCCAACGTTGGGTTAGCATTGAAGCTTTATATTTACGACCACAGACATCACAGTCTGCTATCCAGTCTCCCTTGTCGTATCTTGGTATATAACTCAAGAGATTCTCCTATACGTTAATAGGAGCTAAGACTGGAAGATCAGCTACAATAGTATATACATTAGTTAATGATGTTGTAGCGGATACTTCTATACGATAAATAACACCATCTAAACCACCTGATATTCTTTGTGCAACTACTTGTCCACTTACTACAGGTGATCCTACTAGTATGTCTGTAGGATTTGAATCATTACCTGAAACTACTTCTACTGTTGATGTAGCAGAACTAATAGTCTCACTTGATGCCATAATTGGAGAGAAATCAAATGTAAACTGTTCGTTTTCTGTGGTTATTTTGTACGAAAAAGAAGCACTCATGCTCTAGTATCCTTGTCAGCGAATATGGTTCTAAATTTAATTACAGTTGCTGTTCTTATCTTATCCGCAGCATAGATTAACCTATCTACTGGGAATGTTACAAAAGATACTGCTTCTATAACTAATTGAGGTATTACTGTGGATATTACAGATAGAGTATAGCTTAAAGCTCTACTTAATATAATACCACAATTTACAGAAATTGTCAATAGATTATTAAAGAATTTATTAACTGTAGCTACTACTGATGATACTACTGATAGGGTTCTAAAGTAGAATCTAGCTGCAGTTACGGTTACTACAGAACTAACTGTAGCTGATAAGACTCTAACAAAGGAAGTAATCTTAGTTAAAGTAGCTGTAGAAGCTACAAGAACTAGGCTTAAAGTCTTGTTTAGACGTCGGGTAATACTAACTGATATACTTGAGTAAGCTAATAGCGTAATGAGCCTATTAGTAGCTAATAAAATAGTAGCTGCAACTACTTCTACTTCTAGAACAATCTTACCAAAGTAACGTTTTAAAGTAGCTGTAACTGTACTTGTAGCAGATAAAGTCTTTAGATAACTTAGTTTTCTTGCTATAGTAGCTATTGAAGTTACTATAGAAGATGTTACTATCTTACCTAATTGTCTAATTAAAGTAACTGTACTAGAGGATGTAGCAGAAAGTATTCTACTAAATATCTTAGCTATGTTTATAGTAGCTGTTGATAGAACATTTACTAAAGTAATAAACTTAGAGAAAGCTCTTACAATAGTTACAACAGATGTACTTGAAGCTAATAAAGTCTTAGCGTAGGTAAGTGCTCTAGTTATAAGTACAGTACTTGTACTTGTAATAGTTTTTAATGCACCAATACCTCTTAAGAAAGAAGCTGTAGCAGAGGTAACAACAGAGAGTGCCTTAGTGAAGACAGCTCCACCAGCACTTCCATTGACTACCTCTACATTAACTGCAGATTGATTAAGAGCCACAGCTCAAGGCCCCAATCAGAATTAACTAAATTGCGTTTTGAAAGTGAACTGAATGCTGTCACCAGATGTTAAAGCAACTCCAGTGAAGTCACCTTTAACAAATAGGTTACCTGATGTAGAAGCATCAAACAAACCAGCGTTAGTAATAGTTAAACTAGAACCAGCTGTTAAAGTACCAACAACTTGATATGTATCACTTGTTGTTGATGTAGTTTGTTGTGATGATGTACCAGCAACTCTAGAACCAGTTTCAGTAAATAAAGTTGTATCAGTAGCAGCAGTAGTACCTGCACCTGTACCCCAAGCAACATAGTTAGGCTGAGTACCAGAACCTATAATACGGTTAGTTACTACAGCTTTACCTGTATTGACTAATAATGTAGCCATTTTTTAATTCTCCATAATAAACGTTTAAGTGGATTCTTGTGCCAATATTGAATTGTTCCAAGATTTTCAACAGTACCATCTGCTCTTGTAATAACAGCAGTGATCTCCATTTGTTTTACTTTAGCATCAGAAGTTATCATGATAAGTTTCTTAGTTTATAAATAGTACTTAAGTATAAAGCAATAACTTCATCAATGATATTTTGGATAGCTTTTCTAGAAGTAGCAGATACACGTAATTTCTCAATCATGTTTACTTGCTTCACTAGGAAGTCATCAATAGGTTCTAATGGTGTAGTAGCAAACAAAGGGATGTCTGCCATAATGCCTTCATCCCCTTGGTAAGCTTCTGCAAGATCATCAGCTAATTCGATAACTTCATCATAGAAATGACCAAGAGCTTTATGTTGAGCATAGCTCTTAGTTTTTAAATGTTCCTTGTGGGCAACATTACGTGCGTGGAACAATAATCCTATGATCTCTTCCATATTAACTCCATTGCTTAATGCATTGAATCACTAATGAAAATGATTTAGTACCTGTAGTGTAACCAGATGTATCGTATAAAATTTTACCTGTTTTACCAGTACCTGCATTGTTTTGCAAGAATGTAGTAAATTCCATGTTCATTTTATCACGACCTGAGAAGTACCAGATAGGTACATCTACGTCTGCATCCCAGTACATATTGACTACTAAACCGTCTTCAATGTCAAAAGTTACAGTCTCAATAGCTAGAGTACTAGCTTTTTGAGGGTTTAATCCTGAAGCATTAACTGATGCAAGTGTTGCTGGATCTAACAAAGTAGTTAAAGACACATTAGATGTATCTAACTTACCTGTTAACTTAGCAACAACGTTACGATCACCGTCTTCTAAGATTTGAATTGAGGTTACATTAGCCATGTGAGCCTCCTATTATCGTGTAACTTCTGTAGATGCTAAGATATAATCAACTGTTAATGTATCTGTAGCTGTAGGAGTAATTTGCATTACAGGTCCTAAAACTGCATTAGTTAATGTTGTACCTGAAGAACCAATAGTTGGGCTAGATACACGTGCTACCATAACATCACCATTGTATACTAAGATATCTGTACCATCATAGTAAAAACCTAATTCTAACCATGTGTCAGCAGCAGCTGTAGCGATACCTGATACTAATGTAGTAGCTGTAGAACCAACTGTTGAAACTAAAGTAATGTCTGTTGAAGAAGCAGCTTTAGCAAACCAGATACCATCTGTTGTTGCTGAACCTTTTCTTAAACCTACATAGAATGATTTAGTACCTGAAACAGCTGAAGCTTTGAAACGAGCTTGGAACCATAATTGGTTACCTGCTACGAATTGAGCAAGTGTTGCTGTTTTGTAAGCAGCAGTAGCTGTTGTAGTACCACCTGGAGTTAGGACTGCAATACCACCTAGACCATCAGCAAGAGCAAGAGCTGAAGATGTACCTGTTACAGTATACTCAGCAACTGAATTTGTGAAGTCTTGAGCGTATTGGCAAAGACCTGTTAATAAAGATCCACTTGAATGAAATGGAGCAGGAACTGGATAGTTCCCTAATAAAAACTGGGCATCAATGGTTGATACACCAGATGAAAATCTTGTTGGGTTTGACATAAAAATCTCCTTTGACGTTGTTATGTAATTTAACAACGCAGGTAAACCTGCGTCATCAGAGAACAGTAATTATTTTGGGTATTGACCTGGTTTAACAGGTGGGCGTTTGCCCTTTTTTTCTTGAATCGGGTAAGACATATAATCTCCTAATAAAGATTGGAGGGACGTTTTAAGCCCCTCCCGCCTTTAATTAAGTCCTAATTAAGGACCATTAACACCATAGATTGCTCTAGGATCTGTCCAACCAAAGCTATATCTTTCGTAACCTTTAGCCTTAGCATTCATTGTATCAAAATCATTGTCTTGATCAAATTGAATACCAACGCGGCTATAGTACTTAAGACCGTTTTGGATGTTAGTACGAACAAACCATGCGTTTGGTGATGTTAAGTAGTGGTTCATTACGATACCTTCTGGTAAAGCATTTGTCGCTACTAAAACGTTCACTGCATTGTTTGCTGTTGATGGTGTGTACGCTGATTTAAGAATACGGTTAGCATTCCACCAGTTTTGACGAGCTACGATTAAGCTTCTTGGCATAACATTGATCAAGAGACCACGGTCATTTTGGAAGCCCATTAAAGCTGTCAATGCATCTTCTAAAGAAGCTTCTGACAAGTCAGCAGCAACTGTAGGAGTGTTAGCAAATGTACCACCTGATGTATTAGGATGTGCTGTAGAACATAATTGCACACCGTCACCACCTAAGTATGTTGAATTAAATGCACGGTTGTAGATGTTAGCACCAACGTTTTCTTTCGTTTGACGGAAAGACATTGCTAATGCAGCAGCACGACGACGTGACACTTGTTCATAAAGATTGTCATCCAATTCTTCTTTAGTTACGATATAACCAAGTGCGTAAGCAACGTGTGTGTATCGTGTTGTGAAACCTTGGATTTCTGAATCGTACGCAACGCCAGAACCTTCAGATTTAACTGGAGCTAAACCGAAGCCTGTAAGTTGAACATCTTCTTCATAGTTTTGACGTGAAGTATCGCTATCGAACAATTTAGAATATTCTTCTGGATGTTCGTCATAGACTTGACCCCACCACGCTTTGATACCAGGCCAGAGAGCCTTTGGATGTGAAGCGGTTGTTATAATACCAGCCATGTTATATTCTCCTTATTAAGCTGTGCCAACTGGGTTGAGGAATTGATGCTTGTTCCATTTTACCAATGCATTAGCGTAAGCACCAGGAGCATTATTAACTGCTTGTACTAAACCGATAATTTGTAATGGTAATGCTAATGAACCTGAAGATCCAATAGCTAAGAATGAAGAAGCATTCAATACTGTTGATGATAGCGGTGATGATTGAGCTAAAGAAGTTTGGTTAGCAGTAATTGTTAAACCAGCATTCTTGAACACGTCAGCAGCTGCTACACCAGTAGCGTCACCTTCTACTTCGAAAATAACATTTGGATCATCAACTACGTAAACGTAGCGAGTACCAGAGTTAAGTGGTAAGTAAATTGTGTTTAGAGCCAATGTTGTACCTACGAGAGATACACCTGGATCTGCGACACGGATACCAACGATAACACCAACTGGTGTATCAGTAGTAGCCGCTTTTGTTACGTAAGGGATACCTGTTGCATCGCTTGAACCAGCAACTTTAACAACGTCGCCAATAGCGTAAGTGTTAGAACCGTCGTTAGCGATAGCATAGAGGCGACCCTGTTCGTTGTAAGCTGCGCCAGTAATAGTACCGACTGGGCTTAAACCACGAGGGGTATTTGCGTTAGCCATTTTATTTCCTTTTAGAAATTAAGTTATTTTGTTTTGTAGCTAATACCACCCTTAGGAGTGTAGAAACCTTCAGCGGACGTACCGCTTGCAACGTTTACACCACCACGGATTGCATCATCTACTCGATCATTACGTTTTTGTATCTCTGCCTGATCTTCTTGCCACCACTCTTCCTTGATTTTCATCAAGTATGCATAAAGACCATCACCTTTCTCACTAGTTCCAACGAGGAATCTTACCTTATCTCCTAAGTCTGTATTACCAGACGTAACACTATCTTTTACACCGCCCACCTCATCAGGAGTAACGAATTCCCATCCTCCATCGATTGCGGTCTGGATACGACCTGGCTCATCATTAAAGATGTGCATGTGATATCCAGGGATTTGATTATTAACAGTCAACTTAGCTTGAGTGCCATTAAATACGTTTCTAACACGTTCACGTGTAGGACGTTCATTTGCGTTTCTAGTAAGTGCCTGTTCTTTCTTTTCTTCAATTGTTAATGCTTTTGCCATAATTGTTCTCCTTAACTCCAGTCGTAACTGTCAACATATTCTTGTTTAGATTTGATCCATCCATTTGCAATGAATCGATCACACGCTTCTTTTGCGTCGGCAGGTAAATTGTCATAAGATTTTTTACCAGAGCCTCCACCAGATCTTACATTACCAGTAGAGTCTACTGCACTGCCTTTTGCTTTATTGCCTAATACTTTATGAGGGAAGTATTCAACAATCTTTTCATCAAGCTTATCTAAAAAAGCACGACCGGTAAGGTGAGGGAATTGTCTACGTACCGATGCTCCCAATCCATTTGCTACATCAGTCATTTCGGTATCTTCACCGAACCAGGTATTTCTACCTAACCAACCTTGTAATTCTGGATCTTCTGGTACGCTAACTTGAGCTTCAGTTTTAGTAGGTTCAGGTTTCTTTTCAGATTCCTTTTTAGCCTCTTTCTGAGCTTCTTTAATTTCGTCAATCTGATCATCAAGATCAACTACTAAATCTCCGTTCCCTGCTGCAATTGCTTCACGTTTTTTAGTCTTTAAAGCTGCTAATTCAATTTCATATTCAGCTGCTTTACGTTCAAATGATTCCTTTTGGAACTTCTTGAACTCTTCAACGGATGCCTTAATGCTGTCAATTTCCTTGGCTTTTTCATCTAATTTCTTCATAAGAAGTTCATTATTCTTACGTAAAATCGGATTAATTTCTTTGCCACGTTTTACAAATACTTCTGCATCTACCCAATCAGACTCTGATCCTCTAAACTCTTCTTTAGGAACCCATCCAAAAAGCCTCGCTTCTTTTTCGACTTGTGGATCTAATTGTTGTTGTT